AGCGGTTCGTTCATTACATTCTGCATTTGATCTCGATTAATGCTTGCATGTTAGATTAAAGATGGTTATAATGATCGGATTGTTACGGTGAGTTGGCCGAGTGGCTGAAGGCGCACCCCTGCTAAGGGTGTATAGGCTTATACCCTATCGAGGGTTCGAATCCCTCACTCACCGCCAAATCAGGTACCGTGGGTTCGAATCCCACACCTTCCGCCAATAATAAGGAGAATACGATGGATGAACTAATAGAGAAGATGAAGGTTGTTTTAGGCAGTACCTTCGCAGCAGGTATTAAAGCACACGGGTATCATTGGAACGTTATTGGTTCTGACTTCCCTCAGCTTCATGAATTCTTTGCTGAAATTTATGGTGAATATGAAGGATCAGTTGATGATATCGCAGAGCATATCCGTCAGCTTGATGCTTTCTCTCCTGGCACTGTAGCTAGAATGGCAGAACTATCTATCATTTCAGAAGACGAAAAGATTCCAACAGCAGAAAAAATGATTACAAATCTTCTATCATGCAATGAAGCACTTTTGAATGTTACTACAGAAACCTATGAAATGGCAGAAGCTCAGAAAAAGTACGGTCTATCAAACTATCTTCAAGGGCGTATTGAAGCATTAACCAAGTTAAATTGGAAGATCAAGGCGACTGCTGGTAAAAAGTCATAGACTGACAAGGTTATATTATGAAAGATATTATTCTATATCGAATACACAGACAAAGTACTATTCATGTTCGAAAGGGTATGCGTGAGCGCCAGTGGATGGAAGATAGTCAGGATAAGTTTGCATATCGCTGTCTTCCTCTAACGATAGCAAATCAGCACGGCTATGAAGTCTGCTCTTCTCAAGGAGTTAAATTCAAGTGGAACGGCGGAAAAGAAGCATCAGATATTACTATTGATGGACCAGAAGATGTTTGTATATCTCATTTTGGAAACGGCGTGATCACCTTTCATGCTGGTTTTCTTGTTCGTACTCCTGAGAATGTAAATCTGTATGTATCTGGAATACCTAATAATCCAAAGCATGGTATAATACCACTTACAGGCATCGTTGAGACTGACTGGAATCCAGCTACATTCACAATGAATTGGATGATCACAGAACCAGATCGTGAAATAGTGTTTGAGCCGTTTGAACCATTCTTATTCTTTTTCCCTGTTGAGCGGTCATATACAGAAAGTTTCCGCACTGTAGTTAAACCTCTTGAGTTGTATGAAGAAGAGGCTAAAAACTATGAAGAGTGGTCGAAAAGTAGGGATAACTTCGAAGAGTTGATGATTCAAAATCCCAGTACACCTACTGGCAAAACATGGGAAAAGCATTACTTCAAAGGTGAATATAAAGACGGCCGTAAGTGTCCAGTAGATCATCAAACAAAGATCAAGCTAAATCTCAAAGAAGAATAAACAAAGCGGCCTTCGGGCCGCTTTTTTCGTTCAACTAAATACCTAATAAAAAAGAGGTATTAGACATGGCAGGTGCATCAGCAGAAAGGCAAGAAACGGGGTTTGTTGAAGCTGTTAAGAAAGCTGTTCAAAAGAACAAGAATAATCCAATTACTGTTCAAGCTGGCAAGACTAAAATTGATAATGTTATTGGAGCCAAGAAGTATAGTGGCCGTCAAGCGAGTGGTTCTGAACCATATACAGATGTAATTCTTGTAAGAAAGAATAAGAAAGATGTTAATCTATCTTTAAAAGGTGAAGCAGCACCATCATTAGCTGGCGGTGGACTTAGAGGTCTAGAAGCTATCTTACCTGGCATTACATCTAAATTTATGAAATCTGCCTTAAAAAAACTACTATCGCAAGGTTTAAAAGCTGGCGATAAAGTTCCTGATACATACGGACAAATAGATGAATTAAATAAAATAAAAATTGTTGTAGGTACTGCCGCTATGGGCGGACCAATTGATTATATGTATATTGGTCCAATGTCAGTTGTACCTGACTATAATAAAGATAATAATGTGCTATCTCTTAATGGTACGTTTACAGATTCAAAAACATTTGCTAAAACACATGACCTGTATTTTCGTTTAAGAGCGAGAAGGGAAGATCAAAGATTTGATCCAAACGCTGAACAAGGTGGTATTCCAAAAATATATGGAAAATCACCTTCACGCGGAGATAGTGCAGGAAGAATAGTAGTAACTGATAGTGTACCATCAACAGCAGTAATCGTGGCAGTAAAATGATTTTATTCACTCAATATCTAAACGAATCAAAAGAAGGTAAAAACCTTCACTTAGAACACTTGGAGGACGAAGTACTCAATGGAGGAGTTTCTGGTACAAGAGGTGCAATATCCTTTCTACAGTCTCTTCGTGATATGCTTGCTGGTCATGCTACTGGTAAGTCAGTGAATTTAACAACAAAGTGGGATGGCGCACCGGCTATCTTTGCTGGTATCAATCCAGAAAACGGCAAATTCTTTGTCGGCACTAAAGGTGTATTTGCTCAGAACGCAAAGCTTAACTATACACCAGCAGATATTGATACTAATCATCCAGGTGCAGGCCTTAACACAAAACTAAAGATCGCTCTAAAGTATCTACCAGAGCTTGGCATCACCGGTGTAATGCAAGGCGACATGATGTTTACTACAGCCGATCTTAAGAGTGAAAACATCGAAGGTAAGAGCTACATTACATTTCAGCCAAATACAATCGTATATGCCATACCTGAAGATACTGGTTTAGCCAAATCTATCAAAGCTGCTAAGATGGGTATCGTTTGGCATACCACATATAATGGTGATACAATGGCCGATATGAAGGCTTCGTTTGGCGCGGACATTAGTTCATTCAAGAACTCTCGCAATGTGTGGTATCGTGATGCATCATTTGTTGACGCGACTGGTACTGCTACATTTACAAAGCAAGAGACAGATGCGCTTAATGCTATTCTATCACAAGCAGGTTCACTATTCAGAACAATATCTCCTCGCACATTAAATCAGATTGCTACAAATGATACCTATAAAGTAGCTATCAAAGCATGGAATAATCTGAAGGTACGTGAAGGAAAAGAAATCACAAATACATCTCAGCATGTATCAGGATTAATTTCTACAACCGAAGAGAAAATGAACAAGTTGATACTCGATGCTAAGAAAGCTGATACAAAACAGAAGCGTCAAATGGAAAAGAACATCGTTGTTGGATTTTATAAGTCCAATAAAAATGAACTAAAGAAGATATTTGACTTACAAAATTTGTTGGTTCGTGCTAAAAATATGATAGTGCGTAAATTGCAACAAGTGCAAGATTCGGTAGGAACTTATATAAGAACAGATGCTACAGGGCTTAAAGTTACAGCGCCGGAAGGGTTCGTTTGTGTAGATCATATAGGTAACGCCGTGAAATTAGTAGATAGATTAGAATTTTCACAAGCAAACTTTAACGCAACAAAAAACTGGGCAAAATAATGTTAGGATTTAAACAATACTTAAACGAAATGGCAAAACTTGTTGGCAGAGGAGAAGATCCAAATGCTGACGAAAAAGAAATAGAAAGTATTTTTAGTAAAGCACAAGCTCATCCTAATAAGAGAGAGCGTGATCATTACTTATCACATCCTGAAGGCATCAAGCATTATGCTGAAAAGCATCTAATGACAGGTAATAGTGATCGTGATGCTGGCACCAGAATAGCGGCCAATGCTGCTCAAGCATTGATGAACCATAAATCTAAAAAGCACGGCTCAGTTAGATCAATAATCAAAGCTGGTGGTAGCGTAAAGAGAAGTGGTGCTACATCAGCTACAGTAAGACCTGAATATTCGTCTTTAGGTGGTAAAAATTCTACATCAAGAGCTGACGTTGCAGTATTTGATAAAAAAGGTAAACAGAAGCATACTGTTTCTGTCAAGAAAGATGATGCACAGGTTGCTTCAGCAGAGTCTGGTGAGTTTAGATCATTAGGTCATGCGGCCGCAGATAGAATGCATCCAAAAGTTAGAGATGCTGTAAAAAAGAAAGTTGATGCTATTTCTAAGATGCAAAAGGCTTCATCAAGTGCAAAGTCTGATGAAGAATACAAGGCACACGCAAAGAAAGCAAATGCGGCTCTACAGAGATTGAGAAGTGACCATCCTGAATGGGAACACCATGTTGCAAGAGAAGCGGCAACAGGTCATTCAAAGTTCGGTCAAGATTCTCTAGGTTCAGCAGACCATATGTTAACGTATAACGGCAAAACAGGCGAAGCACAGATGTGGAATAGTGAAAAAGCCGGATCGCCATACAAAAAACTAAAAATGGAAATTAGAGCAGGTAAAGGTCGTAAGGGTAAAAGAAATCCTAATGATAAACCAGGTACTGATAGTAGAGCAAGAAGACAAGCGGCATTCAGAGTTGAACCTAAGAAATGAGTAAGCTTGCTGATCTAATGAAAGAGATCAAAGTTAAAGCAAATGAACGTAATACTTTAGCTAAAGAACTGGCTTCAAAACATAAATCTATTAAGATGCATCATGAAAACGGACATAGAGTTTTAGTTGGTCCTGATATGTCTAAACCTGGTAAATTTAGAGTAACAAGATTTGATGAAAAAGGTGCTATGGGTCATACAGAACATGATTCTCTAGAAGACGCAGCAAACGAAGCATTAAAAAATGGATTTAAACCTAAATGAAATATAATACCTATGTGAAGCAACAGAAGAAAGAGATTCGAACTTTAAATGTATGGGATATTGATGATACATTAGGTGTTACATCCGCGCGTGTGTCTGTGATAAAAAATGGTAAAGTCATCAAGACACTTGATCCTGGTGAATATAATCATCATAAACTATCAGATGGTGAAAGCTTTGATTTCGGTCAATTTCGCTCAGGTAAAATCTTTCGTGAAACGTTTAAACCTATCAGCAATG